AGTTGAAAAAAGATTTGCAAGAAATATTTTCAATCTCGAGCAATTCCCTATGGGAAAAAAGTTGTATCGGGGTCTCGCTTTGGCCGCCTTCAATTGGTCGATTAGAATGTTTTGCCCATCGACCAAAAGAAAATTGGTCTTACGCCTAACCTGGGCGCGGATGTGCGCGCGCCAGGCGTGATGCAAAGCCGGGAAACGAGGCTACGTGTAACGCGCGCGACCGGCAGGCAGGCGCTCGCTCACGGGCGGAGGGGGCGCGGGCGGGGGCGCTATTATATATATATATCATCTATTGAGCCCCTTAAAAATATTGACGGATAAGGGCTTATGGCGTATGGGGATGGGCAAATGGATGTGAAGGAGGAGCTAATAGACTCTATTCGGGAAGGGATTTTAGAGATCCAGGAACAAAACACCAAAACTCACTCAATCTTATCCAAGAGCAACCCCGAAAAAGTTGCGGAGATATTGTACCTACACGCGACTGGGGTAACTCAGACCCAGATGAGGAACAAGTATGGGCTCAAACGTGAAACAATTGTAAACGTGTTGTTGGACTATGCAGACTTCACGGGCAAGTGGAAGCAGTTGGGGAGCAAGATTAGGGGCAGGGCATTCTTAGAACTATCCTCGTTGGAGGAAGATTTGATAGAAAAGTTAAGAGAGCGGATGGAGGCTGGGGAAATAAAGGCTAGTTTCAAGGACTTGCTGCCTTTGGCGGTTGCCTTGGAGAAGGCTGAGAAGGGGAGCAACACGTTTCGGGGAGAGGCTAGCAGCATTGTGGAAGAGCGTAAGGTGGTTAGCCAAGAGGACTATGAGGCCACTGTAAAGGCTGCCAAGGAGCGTTTGGCCAATATGAAGAAAGCGGAGGTGGTCGTTGAGAGTGAGTCCTCAGTTTGATGACCATAACCGAGAAGAGCTTGTTAAGTTGTTAAGGGCTCAGCATGAGCAGTTTTGGTTAGTTACTAGGGACGGGAACATAGTTCAGTGTTATGGGGATAGTCCCTATGAACTATTGGATTTGGTCTGGGAATCTTTTGGTTTGTTATGAAAACTTGCAATTGTTGCGGGAAGGAGAAGCCGCTAACCGAGTTTCATGGGAATGGCTATTACAAGGGGACCAAGAAGTATAAGCCCGATTGCAGGCATTGCAGCAATGCCAAGTTAAGGATGCAGGTTAATAACGCTGTAGAGGAGCATTTCGGTTCTTGGAAGTGTTCCAAGTGTGGGTTTGAGGGCAGACCCGTTCAGTTTGATTGCCACCATGTTCGGGGGAAGAAGGAGTTTACAATCTCGCAGGGGTACAAAAAGGCTAGGGATAATAAGAAGGCTTTTAAGGAAGAGTTGGAGAAATGCGATTTGCTTTGCGCCAACTGCCATAGGCTAGAGCATGAGGTGGTTGACATAGAAAGAAAACCCTTTGTTTCTGATCCAATTAGGCACGACTTGAAGTCCTGCGTTAGTAGGCACGATTTGAACAGGATATTGTGATGAATAAAAACATGAAACTAGTTGAGAAGTCTTTGGACACCATCAACCCGGAATGGGAAATATTCTTGGTGGCTTCCATGAGTGAAAATGGTTTTGAATATGACACATTTAAGAGAGGGAGTGGCCCAGAAGCGGAAGAGGATATGGCTGCTTTGCTGGCGTTGGTTCATTCAGCCACGTTGAAAGACTTAAAAGACTTTCTGCCGGAATGATAGAGTTTAGCTCTCACCCAATACTAAAGCCTCCTACAGACGAGGAGATAGTGTTCCTAGGGGAGAACCACCCCAAGCTGCTAAAGGATCTACATGAGGCCCATGAGGGCCGCATACAAGCTGCTGAGGAAGATCCTGTCAGGCATGGGTTCAACTTGGATGGTTGGGAGCGTATTAAGGATGGACTAGGAACATACAACGAGTGTTTGTGTTTGGGAGGAAACCGGAGTGGTAAAACTACCGGCTGTGCCAAAATTGTAATGGAGAGCGTTACCAATAACCCGGACGGCCATGTTGTTTGTTTTTCCCAGAACGCTGATACCAGCGTGAAGGTGCAGCAAGCTGCGGTTTGGGAAATGATGCCCAAGGAGTTTAAGAAGAAGACCAAGAGTGTTGAGGGCTACATCAACTACTCCATGCAGAATGGATTTACCGGTAGCAGCTTCATCTTCCCCGATACTAGGACTAGGGTAGATTTCAAAACCTACACCCAGTTTTCCAACAACCAAACCATCTTGGAGGGTTTTGAGTTTGGGTTCAGGTCTGGGGACAACTTGAACATCGGCACATGGCTGGATGAATATCTTGGCGATGACGCTTTGATAAACACTTTACGTTTCCGGTTGGCTACTAGGAATTCAAAGATGTTAATAGCCTTCACCCCGATCAATGGGTACACTCCGTTCATAGCGGAATATTTGAAGGGCTCTCAAACCTTGAGGACGAGAAGAGCTGAACTGTTGAACAAGGAGTTGCCTGTGCAGCAGTATAGTCCCAAAAGGGATGCCTCCGTAGTCTACCTGCATTCTGATGAAAACCCTTTTGGTGGATATGATCGGATAGCCAAGGATTTACGGGATAGGCCGCAAGAGGAGATATTGGTCCGTGCTTATGGTGTTCCTGTAAAAAGTGTGACATCGCTGCTTCCGCTTTTTAATACGGAAGTAAATGTTCTTGGCGATGAAAAGAACAAATACAATATGTCTTTTCCTGACATATCGGACAAGAGCAGGTTTACTTGTTATCAGGTGGTTGACCCTGCCGGGGCTCGCAACTTCACTGCTTTGTGGGCTGCGGTAGATCGGGACGGGTATGTTTACATACGCCGGGAGTGGCCGGATAGGGACACCTATGGAGAGTGGGCTATGTTCGGAGATCCCAAGTGGAAACGTGGACCTGCAACCAAGAAGCTGGGACTAAATGTGGAAGGATATGCTGAGTTGTTCCTAGAGATTGAAAACGATCTTGGTATAGAGGTTTTTGAGCGTATAGGGGACTCTAGGTATTTTGCTAGGGAGAATGACAACAATGAAGATTTGTTCATGTTGTTTGATGACTATGGAATGCTGTTCCATCCTTCGGATGGCCGCATGGAGGAACTTGGAATTAGCGCGGTTGACGAGTGGTTTACCTATAACCCAAACGAGCCAATAGACGCTGCTAACAAACCCTTGTGCTATATACACAGAGAGTGCGGAAATTTGATTGACAGTTTGTTAAATTATAATTCACAAGGTAAAGCGGATGAGGCACTTAAGGACTTCTTTGATCTTATACGCTATTTGAGAATGGCAAACGGAGGAGAAGGTCCAGACCACATGGAAAACAGAAGCTTGCTGACAACAAGCAAATCAAAAGGGGGATATTGATGCCGAAGGTTAGGATAGGAGCATTAGCTGAGGAGCTTGATACCGATGTAAACGATTTGGTGGGTTTGGCTGAATCAAAGCTTTGTTCCTCAATGATGACCGGAAGAGGCGGCAAGGCATTATGGATCAATGAGGATGGCCAAGAAATATTGCGCAGGGCTGTTGATATTCCAGAAATTGTTCCTAAGCACTACAAAGGATATGTCATAAAGTCTGCGGCAAATCCTAGGTATGTGTATGCGTTTATTAAGGAGATTGATACAAAGGTTCCGGTTTGCATACCAAGAAAACTAAGAAAAGCTTTGGTCGGTAAAAACATAAAAATAGAGGCCATTGAAGATGCAATCGGAGTATCCTACAGATACGTCAGATGACATTACAATGAACCGGCAATGGATCTGCGAGCAGATAGATAGACTGCTTGCTTGGGAGATTTTGTGCAGAGTTGCTAGTCATGATGAGCTTTACTCCATAAAATCCAGCGAGTTGTGTGATAAGATAGGCGCTAACGAGCAATATTTTTATCACGTTTTCCATAACATAAAGGGCAAGCTCAATGCAAAATGATTCCATTTCCGAGTCTCTAACATACGTTAGCGACGATCCTGACATTACATCCTTACGTTACGCTTATGACCAATCGGTAACTGAGCTTGAGGCATATTTTGATTTGTGCCGAAGCAGTTATGATGATCGCCGTAACTGGTGGCCTGGTAAAAGCCGGGACCTAAGAAAGCACGGAGCAGATGCTTTTCCTTGGGAGGGAGCTTCGGACATGGAGAGCCATGTTATTGACGAGCGTATAACCAGATTGGTTTCTTTGTTCTTGTCTGCAATGAGCAGAGCAAACATCCGAGCATTTCCCGTAGAGATAGCAGACGTTGCTAGGAGCCGTGTGGTTACAAATTTTTTAAAGTGGATGGTAAAAAGCGGTTACATCCCTCGCTTCAAGCAGGAGATGGAACTAGGAGCCAACTATATGTTGGAGCGTGGCATTCTTATCACCTATGTTGGTTGGCACATGGAGGACAGGAGTTTTCTTCAGCGCTTGAGCTTAGACCAAATAGCATCCATTGATCCAGCTTTGGCAGAGCTAATATCAGAGGGTGAAGCTGATGATGATGTTCTGGCAATGCTTCAAAACAGTTTTCAGGGAGTTACCGAAGCAAGAGCCAAGAAAGCCCTAAAGGACTTACAAGAAACCGGTAGTGCCGAGTTGCCAATAGTAAGGCGTCAGGTAAATGCCCCAGAGGTAAAGACGTTAGCGCCGGATGGAGACTTCATCTTTCCCCCGTATGTTACCGATCCTCAAAGGGCTCCATATTGTTTTTGGAAAACCTATTACACTGCGCAGGAGTTGCAGAACAAAGTAATTACCGATGGCTGGGATGAAGACTTTGTAGAACACGTCATTGATCGTTACCGTGGTGTGAACATAGACTCTATCGAGCGTGAGCAAGAGGGGCGCAGATCTATCAGTCTTACCGATAATGCCTATGAAGCTGAGGAGCTAATTGAAATTGTTTACGGATACCAAAGGCTGATAGACAAGGAAGATGGTTCCGAGGGAATATATTGCACAGTGTTCCATCGCGAGTTTAGTGGTATGCCTGGTATACCGGGTTATGCAAAGTTTGAACTGCTGAATGGATATGAAGATTATCCTGTTGTAGTTACCAAGCTATCTGAAGACAGCAAGAGGTTGTATGACACAATGACCATACCCGACTTGCTGCGTGGCATACAGAACCAAGTGAAGGTTGAGCGCGACAGCCGCATTGACCGCAACAGCCTTTCTACTGTGCCGCCAATAATGCACCCAGTTGGGCAGGCTCCTTCAGACTGGGGTCCAGGTCGGATGATACCATACCGCCGCAAGGGGGACTTTGAGTTTGGTCCCACGCCCGTCTACAATCAGGGGTCGGTTGAAATGGAGAAAACCCAAGAGGCTCAGGCCGACAGACTTGTTGGTTTGGATCGTGAGGGTCCAGTTAGCCAGATAAGACAGCAGTTCTTGGTAGACAAGTTTTTAACGCATTGCTCCAACGTGATAGCGATGTGCTACAAGTGCTTTCAGCGTTTTGGTCCAGACAGTATTTTCTTCCAAGTTACTGGTGTTCCAGATCCTCAAATGTTCAACAAGGGCAATCCTGATGAAAGCTTTGACATAACAATTTCCTATGATGTTCAAAACACTGATCCAGAGAAACAGGAGAACAAACTAAACTCCATGATTTCTCTTCTTCAGCTAGACAGAAACGGAAGAATAAACGTAGATAACTTAGTAACGCTAATAGCTGGAAGCGTAGATCCGGTTTTGGCTGATAGCGTTCTTCAACCAGTAGAGGCTGCACAGCAGCAAATGCTAAAGGATATTACAGATGACTTATCGAAAATTTATGCGGGAATCGAAATGCCAGCGCGTGCAAACGGCGCTCAAGCAGCTATGCAAATCATTCAGCAATACTTGCAGCAACCGGATGTTGCCCAACGTATGCAAACTGATCCTGCTTTTGCGGCGCGTTTGCAAAAGTATATGGGCCAGTATCAGTTTTCTATGCAGCAAGCTGAAAACGCTCAAATAGGCAGAATCGGTACAGCTCCCGCCCAGATGGGTGGAGTGCAAACCCAGAACATGGCTCAGTGAGTTTAGAGAAAGATATACAATCGCTACACAATCACGAGTCTTTTGCTCGTTTTATAAAGGTGATAGAAGCTCTGCGCGAGGAGTGTATAGGAGATATGCACGAGGCCGCTACCGAACAGCTTCAGCAAATATCTGGAAGGATAATTACCTATGACCAGATATTGCAAATGGTTGATTCAAAAAAACTAGAAAAAAGACACAAAGATTTTATTTGATGCGTGATAGTATGTTTCCGCGCAATCGCTAGGCGTTAAATAGTGGAAACAGTTATGGACGATGAAATCAATACAGCCGTCGCTGAGGCTGAACCGGAATCAGTGGACAACCAAAATATATCTGCGTCTGACTATGTTCAGAGACGTAGTGAGGCTTTACTAGGACAGCAGTCTGAAAAAGAGCCTCAAGAATCGGCTGAGGAAGCTAGTGAGGAAGAAGTTCCAGAGCAAGCAACCGAGGATAATGTTCTTTCACAGTTTGATTTAGACAGTTTGTCGGATGAGGAAAAAGACGCTTTGCGTCAGCAACTCATTCCCGGCGCGCAGTCGCGTATCAGTGAACTTACAGCAAGACGGAAGGCTGCTGAAGAAGAGTTGCAAACTATGCAACTAAGAATCAAGGAGCCGGAAGTTAAGGACAACCCGCTATC